AACGACTTGCCAACGGCGATATTTTTATTGATTTTATCAATTTGCGTTGTATTGGCAAACGACAACTAAATGTCATAATTTAGTTTTTATTGGTTTGTAGTAAAAGCCGGTCATTAATTTGGTCGGCTTTTTTTTATAACTTTACGTTATGAATCCAAACATTTTTGGTTGTTATGCTGAATATTTATTTGCCACAAAGGCGATGGAAAACGGTTTTTTGGTTTCATTCCCTTTACTGCATACTTCAATATATGATTGCATTGTTGATTCGCCAAAGGGTTTATTTAAAGTACAAATAAAAGGTATTAACGAATACAACAGAACACGAAACCGAATCAATTTGGTTGACCATAAAAAAAACGGTTACAAAAAAAAGGACGTGGATTTTTTCGCGGTGTATTCAGCAGAACGCAAAGGTTTTTTTATTTTTAAAAACGACGGCAAAATTCAATCATTTACAGTTGGTTTAGAAAAATATTCAAAATATTTTAATAACTTTGCAGCAATGTAAGTTTTTCATTATTGTTTTCATTCTTCTGAAAAGGCGTCACAAATTCATGTGGCGCTTTTTTTTTATCTTTACAAAAAAAATAAGGTTATGCAATTAAAAATCAAACAATCAATTTTAAGAGGTGGTAAACGTTACGATGAAGGCGACAAAATAGATTTGCCGGATCACATCGCACAAAATTGGATTGCCAAAGGTTTAGCGTCTAAAATAGGCAAAAAGCAAAACAAAGAAAAAATCGAAACCAAAGAATTAAAGGTTGAATATATTGAAATAAAAGACGATGCGACAAATAAAGATTAATTCAACAACGGGAAATGAATTGTTAACGGCTCAAAACGTAAAGGATTACGTTCGTATTGATACAAGCGCCGATGACAATATTATTGCCGCTATGATTACACAAGCGCGCATTTGGTGCGAAAACTATATTTCGCGCGATATAGTACCGAAAAATAGAACCTACTATATAGACGCAACCAATGGGATTTTTGACGTGCCATTTGGACCAATTGCAAGTGTTGAGGAAATAACCATTGACGGAACTGAAACAACTGACTATGAAATTTTGGGTTTAGATAATGAAACCATTGAATTGGACCAAGGACCAGGCGAACGCGTTAAAATAACATATACAACGGCGGGAATAAATGACGCGTTGATTAAACAATCAATGTTGCAATTAATTTCAACGTATTACGACAACCGCGCCGATTTTATGGTTGGAAATGTTTCAGAAATACCAACATCAACAAAACAAATTTTAACGTCATATAAATCAATGTTTATATAATGAACGCCGGAAAATTAGATTCTAAAATAACAATAAAACGTTTGTCTAAAACACCGGACGAATTCGGCGGTTTCAATTCAACATTGTCGGACGTTGCAACGGTTTGGTGTCATTTAACGCAATTAAAGGGCGAAATAAACGACAAATTCGGCAAACGCGAACAAGACGTCCAAGTTGAAATAACAATGCGTAAAAACACCGCTGATTTAATACAGTTAGGCGACATCTTTACATTGGAAAATGATTCTAAAAAATACCGTATAAACGACAAATTCGAATTTGATTTGGATTTTTATACTAAATTATTGGCGACAAAATCGGAATAAATGAACGTAAAGCTAAAAATTGACCAAAGCGATTTGAATAAACTTAAAAATAAGTTAGACAAAATGCGTACGTTCGAATCTAAAACATTGTCCAATGAATTAGGGAAAACAGGTTCTGAAATTGTAAGGTTGGCGAAGCGTTCAGCACCGGTTGACAAAGGCTCATTAAAACAATCAATAAGCGCACAACGTAGCGGTAAATCAATCAATGTTGTAGCGGCTGCAAATTACGCGCCTTATGTTGAATTTGGAACGGGTGGTTCTGTTAATTTAACAGACATGATTGAATTAGGTATTCCGCCAAGTTATGCGGCGCAATTCAAAGGCAAAGGAATTCGTGAAGTTAATTTACCCGCGCGTCCGTTCTTTTTTAGCTCGGCGCGAATAGGATTTAAAAATTTGTTGAACCGCTTAAATGGCGAAATTAAAAAAGCAATAAAATAATGTTAGAGGCGATTCACTATGTACGCAAAGCAATACTTGCAAAATTAAATGGCAACATTACAATTGACGGTTCAGTTGTTCCGATTTATGGGCGCGTTCCAACAAATGCAAGTTACCCTTATATAAGAGTTTATTCAGTTTCAAATGACGAAACGGATCAAAACCAAAGCACGTTTACAATAGAAACAATCACACGGATTGAATGCGTGACGCGTTTTGTTTCCGATAGTGGCGGCGAATTAAATTCTAATTTAATGGTTTCACAATGTTTGGAAAAATTGCGAACACGTTCGGCGAATTATATTGATTTAAGCGCGAACGGTTTTAATGTATATACAAGCGTAAACGAAGGCGTTAAATATTTACAAGACGATTTGTCCGATTTTACCTATTTTCGCGCCGTCATTGAATTGTCAAATAAAATAGAACAAACAATACCAATTGGCGGTTTGCAATCCGAATTACAAAACGATTTACAATCTTAAAAAATAACTATGGCAAAAATTACCTACACAAATAAAACAGACAACCAAACGTCAGCATTACCGGCCATTAATAAAGTGACCGCCGCCGATTTAAACGAAATTAAAACGTCCGTAAACGATTTATATGATACATTGGGCGGGTTTGCATTTTATGAAGACGCAACAACAAGCGGAACACCAATAAATTTGACTGCTGATGCGTGGACGGATTTAACAAATGACAAAGCCGGAACCGGTACACATTCACATTTGCCGTCATATATAAGCGGCGATTTATGGGATTCATCATCAAACAAAATTGACACATCAAAAGTTGGCGCAAATAAAGTTTTGTTGATAAGAAATGATTTTGACGTAACGGCAGGCGCTGCAAATACACGTTTGGATGCGCGTTTATATTTTCCCGACACCGGAAAAACAATTGAGTTTTCACACGACAACATTGCATCAAATGGTGATTTGGTCCGTTATTCAAGAACAACGCAAATATTCACACGAACAAGTGAATTGACCGGCGGTTGTAAAATTCAAATTAAAGTCGATAAAAGCGGCGCAACTGCGGTTGTTGAAGATTTTGTCATAACAGTTTTAAGTTTTTAAAAAATGAATGATTTCAAATTATATATGCTCAACACGTTTTCGTTTATGGTTTCGTTTACTGCAATCGACGAAATTTTAAAAATATTATTATTGGCCGTTTCAATAGGGTACACCGCACAACGTTGGTATTATTTAAACAAGAACAAGAACAATGACTAAAAATTTCACGATTTCCGAATTTGAATGCAAAGGCGGCGATTGTAAAATTAGCGCCGACGTAAAAAACAATCTTATTAAATTGGCGGACCAATTACAGATTTTACGCGATAAGGTCGGAAAACCTATTAAAATAAATTCCGGTTATAGATGCGCCAACTACAACGATAATGTTGTTAAAGGATCTAAAAATTCAAGACATAAAAAGGGACAAGCGGCGGACATTGTTATTAAGGGAATGACGCCAAATGAAGTTTATCAATTAATTTGCGAAATGGTTGAATTGGGACAATTAGGTTTTGGCGGAATCGGCAAATATAATACGTTTACGCACGTTGACATTCGCGATTATTCGGCGCGTTGGGATTATACAAAAAAATAATTATGGCAAAGAAATCATATAAAGACAGAAACGGAACAACGCGTGTTGGTGACGCATTGCGTTGGTTGATGGCTAATGGAAAAAAGATTGCGCCGGAGTTATTGGACATTGCGGGAAACATTACGGGAATCGAACCCCTTAAAAGATTAGGCGACAAAATTAAATCCGATGGGCAATTGTCAGAAGCCGACAAAGAAATGTTATTGGCGGAATTGCAATTTGATATGATTGAAATGCAAGAAGTCACAAAGCGTTGGACGTCAGACAATGCGGCGGATTCATTTATGACAAAAAACATTCGGCCAATGGTATTGGCTTTTTTAACGTTGACTTTGTTTATATATATCATTTTAGATTCGTCAATTGATGGCTTTAATATAGCGCCACAATGGATTGATTTATTAAGTTCTTTGTTGTTGTTAGTTTACGGCGGTTATTTCGGCGCACGTTCAGCGGAAAAGATTGTTAAAACTTGGAAAAAATAATGGCAAAAAAATCAATTCAAATAAATACTTATAAACGCGTTAAAAAGAAACGCAAAGGCATTCATTCAAAAAACAAAAGTTCAAAGTTAAAATCCTCTAAAAACTACAAAAAAAGATACAGAGGTCAAGGGCGTTAATTTGAAAAAATAGATATTTTAATTTTTGTATTTTTGTAAATATTAAAATTCTAAAAAAAAGTTTATGGCTTCAAATTTATATTATTCAAGCGATTTTCACAAATTATCATTCGGCGACAAAGGTTTGCGTATAATTGCAGCGTCGGGAACTTCAACCGCAGGCGAAAATTTTTGCGCTATTCAAGCCGTTGAAGCGTCAACAATTTCATGCGACATCGATACTGTTGGCGGTGATACTTCAATCACGTCATTATCATTAAGCGCCGGATCCGTTATATATGGAAACTTCGACGATGTTTCTGTTGCAAGCGGAAAAGTAATTTGTTATTTGCGATAATTTATGATAGGATTAGGTTTAAAATTACCGGGAACAAATCCGTTCAATGAAATTAGCCAATTGTTAAGTCAATTGCAACAACGCGCGACGTATTTTGAAAACGCCGCAACCACAAGTGAAATATTAACAGACTTTGAAAAATGTGAATGATGAGTTTATTAGAGAAAGCGTCCATAATTACAACCCCAACCGCCTATGATGATGGCAAATTATTAAGTGTTAAACCTGTTGGCGGTGAAAATCTTTTACTATATTCTAATCAGTTTGATGCTGTAATAAGTAATAATAATTGGATAAATACTAATTCAAGTGCAACAAGCGGACAAAGTGGTTATGATGGAAGTAGCGATGCGTGGAAAATTGATATTTCATCTTCTTATGCACAAGTAGAACAAAATGTTTCTAATAGTGGAATTCAAACTTTTAGCATATATGCAAAAGCGGGTACATTAAATTGGGTAAGATTAAGGGTAGATCATTCTACTAATAGCGGTAC